ACTAGATTTGATAGTTTCAGTAGATGATTAGTAGAGATAGAGTAGAGATTGAGTATAAACACAGTGAATATATATGCAGTATATTAGTAGTGTTGATAATTAACAAACAGGTTTATTGCTCATCCATTAAAAGCAACGCGAAAGCCTATTAAACGTTAAGGCAATCACCGTCAGACTTCGGGCGCTGACACAGACAAGTAAAGTCTATAAAACGTGCATAGGAATACGTGCATTGCCTCACTGCTGGCTTAAAAACAGGAGATATCCCGTGTGTGATGACCTACACATCGTATTCACGACTATTTCTGGACTACGTGTGCCGGTGTGCTCCGTGAAAGAGTTTAAACTTCAATGGCATGTGGTGCAGTGGGTAACACATAGGCAAAGGGCTTGGGTAGCGCTTGTAATGAGCGTCTGAGTTGCCGTAAAGATTATGCACGGTCTAGAAAACCGCGTGTTTGTTGCGAGGTTCGATTCCTTGTCATGCTAATTCAGTTATCACCATAGTTGCTAGACATAATTTAACAGCGACTTTATACTAGTTAGGTGATTTCTGTGGGTGAATGTATAGCGCGTGGAGTACAGCCGGGTTCGAGTCCTGCCATTCACATTGCGGTATGTCCGCACAACTTAATAGCAGTCGCTTGCCTGCGATTGTGTACATAGGCACCTTAACGGGTGCTTTTTTATTGAAAAGAGAAACTATGAAAATAGATGACGAGTATGGACTTGTCGCCAGTGATGATGAATTAAACATCTATCGCAGGATAGACAGGCAACAAAAATATAACAAGAAACACAAGAAGGCATCTAAACG